TTTGAACTCCGCAGGTTTCGATGGTATCTGTAAGCAAATCAAAGACAATGCTCCTAAGAATGTTTATGATTTAGCAGGTAAAGCACCTACACCTCTTCTTCTCCAAGAAATCTTGGGCGAAGTTTACAGTGCTCCAAATTATGGTCGTCCTGATACAATTTATGTAGAACCACGTATTCATGCTGAACTGATCAAACAATCAGTTGAAAGCGGCAGACATGACCAATTCATGGTTCAACAAGCTAGCAATGGTTTAACCTTTGGCGCTTCACAACTTTCTATTATGGCTCCTTATGGTGCTGTACCAATCGTTGCTGCCCCATTCTTACACTACTGTTCAAACATGCCCTCAGTCGGTTCTGGTGGTTCTGCTCCTGCTACTCCTACCTTCGCAGTTAATCCTGCTGCTGCTAACAATGCTTCTGCTAAGTTCGCTGCAGGTGATGCAGGTGATTATATCTATGGCGTAGTTGCAGTTAACTCACTCGGCATCTCCGCACCTCTCGTTCGTCAAAATGCAGGTGTTGATGTTGCAGTAACTGTTGCCGCAGGTCAAGCTGTCAGCTTCACTATCACAGGTGTAGCAGGTGTTAAGTACTATCGTATTTTCAGAAGCTTGAAGAACGGTTCAAGAAACACAGCACAACTCATCAAAGAAATCCCCGCAACAGGTGCAAATCTCGTTGTTACAGACCTCAATGATGGTGCTGATGGTAGCAAGTACAACACTTCAAAGATTGTTTTCGCACAACATGACCCAACCATTTTTGAATTTGCTCGCTTACTCGATTTCTTGCGTAGACCTTTGGCAGAAGTTGCAACTGTAAAACCATTCTTACTCATGCTTTTCGGTTCACCAATCGTAAAAGTTCCAAGCAAGATGTTTATGATTGAGAACGCTGGAATTAACCAAGCTTCAGGACTCTAATAATCATGTGGCAGTACCAACGACAAATGAGTCTAGTCCCTCGTACCATGCAACTTATGTTCAAGGGAATGAAGGTGATTATTGATGCAGAAGGTTGGTTGGTTAGCGACATGACTCCAGAACTTGAAAAAGTGTTGAAGGCATCTCCTACTGCTTGGTTATTTATCTCTAAGGATATTACTCCCGAAGAGATTAAGGAAGAAGCAGTAGAAATCAAACAGCCCCAAAGAACTAGAAGTGTGAAGAAGCAAGAGGTTAAACCTGTTGATTTAGAACCTTCTGATATGATAAAAGATAAAGAAGAAGTATAGTGGAGCAGCTAACTAGCTCCATGGTTTACATAACTTAGGAGCATCAGATGGCTATCAGAGACATTATTACACCTTCCTTTATCAAAAACGTGTACGCATTAGGTGTTGATTTAACACTTGATAACGGCGACCCCTATCCAGATGAATTATTTCAGCACGCTATAGACGCAGCTATCGGAATGATGGAAGCTGAACTCGGTATTGTAATTGACCCTTTTAAAACAAAAGGTGAAAGACACGATGCACACATCAAAGATAGAGAAGCTTGGTACCCCTTCTACTTGGATAATAGACCCTTGATTTCTGTTGATAAAATTAGCATTACTCTAGGCAACTATCCACTCGTAGAAATGCCCAAAGAATGGGCAACAATTGCAAGCCCGCAGCGGGGTGAATTTCATTTAATCCCTACCAGTGAAACACTTGGTTCCTTCTTTTTTAGAAGCGGTATACCTTTAATTTTTGGCGATGTGTTTTCACCTTACTCTTATGTCCCTTCATATTTTACAGTAGAATACACATCAGGTTTCTTATTTGAAAGCGGGACAGCCACAATTCCACAAGGTCAAAAGTCAGTAGATGTACAGCTAACTTCTGCTAACCTAGGCGGAATGCGTCCCAACATCGTACTCTCAAATATCGTGGCGAGCGGTGCAACAGGTATCGCAGTTCGTTCGACATCTTCAGATGGCTTTACCATTAGCTGCAACGTTGCACCTTCCACAGGTGACTGCACTATTAACTGGAGTATGCACACAGTAGATGCAACTTTGCTTCGTGCGATTGGTATCATTGCATCATTCATCCCGCTCAATATAGCAGGGGATTTGATTGCAGGTGCGGGTATTGCACAATACAGTATTGGTGTAGACGGTTTAAGCCAGAATATTGCTACTACTGCTTCTGCTACATCAGCGGGTTACGGTGCACGCATAATTCAATACCGCAAAGAGTTAGCTGATTGTATAACTACATTAAGGGCAAAGTATCGTGTCCCTAATATATTCAGCGTTTAACAGGAGATAACACATGGACTTACCTTCAGAATTACCAGATAAAGCGTTCACCCTTACGAGAGCGGATTTCAGAGACCCTGAATTTAGAAGATTGTTTGCACAAAAGGGATTGTTGTTAAAATGGAAACAAGCGGCTGAATGTCCTTGTCAAGTTAGTAGTGCAGTAGACCACGGGCTAGACCTACAGAATATAGATGACATCAATGTTAATCCAACTTTCAATGCAAGTTGTCCTGTCTGCAAAGGTAAGGGTTTGATTTATCATAGCGAACAAACTATTCAAGCGATTGTAACTAAAGCAGAGGATGACTTTCTAAATGCAAAGTACGGAGGGTATAAGGACGCAACAGTGAATATTTCTTTGCTTCCTGAACATCTCCCCTGCTTTGGTGACCAATTTGAACTTCAAGAGTCAGTGATGGTTTACAGAGAAACCTTAGTGGTAACTTCGGCGAATACTATCACTACCCGCTTTCCCATCGTATCAAGAGATATGAACTTAGCTACGGGAGTGACTACAATCAATGTTTTGTATGCACACAAAGCTAACCCTGCCAACGGTCAAGCGGTTGTAGGCGGTGAACTGATTAGGGGTGTAGACTTCGAGGTTGTAGGCGGAGCTATCTCTTGGTTGGTCAAACCTGCGGTAGGGACAAGAGTTAGTTTCAGTTACTACATGCACCCAACCTATACATGTGTTTCTTATCCTAATTCTGTTAGGGACACGCATGTTCTTCGCAAGTCAGTGACTGATAAATTAGTCCCTATGCCTATTCAAATCCAAGCCAAGCTTGCGTTTCTGGAGCTTCAAGAATGATTGACCTACATGTAATCCATGCTATAGGAAATGGAATTAATTATTATAAAAAAAGTAGATTGCTATTTGACCCCTTGTTTCCTTCTGTGTCAGATGATATGAAAGCACGTATGTTTGCTTACTTGAATAACAACAAGATATCTTTAGATACGGGTTTCAATCCCAAGAAGTCTAACCCCCTGCCCCTTATCACTGTGGAGCATAATGAACATTCATATGACTCTCAGGGATTAGGCAATCAAAGTACTTCATCTTTTGATGCTGACGGTAGAGAGTATAGATACACACACCTTTTTACATCACAGGATGCTGTAATAAATATCTACGCCAAAGAGATGGAAACACTTCGTATGTTACATAGACTTGTGGTATCTTCGTTATTGTTATTCCACAACTCGTTTTTGAATGCAGGCTATCAAAACTTGCTTTATGTAGGGAGTACTTCTATGGAGTTAGATGAGAAGCTATTCGGCGAAAATCTAGGAGTCTATGGAAGGTCTTGTAGATACGCAGCCTTACATTTACTAAACATTCCCCAAAGGATTGAGGACACCAATAACATAGGCGGGCTCGAACCTTTACTAGACGTGCAGGTACAAACCACAGATGTCACACCAGAAAATACTGGAGTTACAGGTGGGGTTAATGTACAATAACAAAAGAACAATAAATTTAACCAAGTAGGAGAAAAACCATGCCTTCAAGCATTTTTTTCAATGGACAGCGACAATTCCGCCCAGGAGTTTATATCAAGGCTGAAGAATTATTGACAGCTGATACTGGTATCTCTGGAGGCAATGTTGCGGTGATAGGGGACTTCCCCATTTTCGAGAAGGGGGCAATTAACTCCTTCGTTGATTTCGATAGTTTGATGTCTGCAACAGATGGTGCAGGTGGGTTCGATGATATTGCTTATGTAGCTTTCAATCCTATGATTAACGGCACACAACAAATCGACAGCCTTTCTGTAATCAATGTTAGAGAAAATACACAAGCAAGTGTTGCAGCAGGTGGACTTACACTTAAATCTAAGTTGTGGGGTAATGCAGGTAATGCACTCACAGCTAAAATTGCAAAAGCTAATGACAAGTATGATATCTCCTTGTTCAAGGCAGGCAATGAAGTTGAAACCATTAGACAATTAGACGCAAGTAGCATTGGGTCTATTGATTACAATGGTACATTCTATGACACCACTAGCTTACTTCTCAATACAACCAGTCTTCAAATTAGCTACACAGTTGCAATCGCAGCTAACACAGACACAAAGTCATTCTTAGATGGGGCTAATCTCAGAAGAAATGTTGGCAAACTTGTATTTAAGACTACTACAGCTATTGGTGCAGGTAGCCAAACTGCAACCATCACAGGTATCGGTGTTTCTGATGCAGGTGTTTCTGTTACCACTGAAACTGTAACTATCAACACAGCATTAAATGGTACAGTTACCTCTACAAATAACTGGAGTAAAATCGAGAAGATTGACTTTGCAGTTACAGGCGGAGCTACAAAAGGTAATGTCGAAATTCAAGGGTTCTTTGAAAATAAAGCACTTGTAGACATTGATGACTTGGGTGGCTTGCTTAATCAATTACAACAAGCAGATGACGACTTTGTAGTTGTTCTTCCATCTGTGTTTGTAAAAGGTACAGAATTAGATGCAATCGCTTCTTCCGATGTGAAGACTGCTGCGGTTTCCTTCTTCAAGTCTGTAAATGATTTGTTCTTACAACTCTCTGCTTCTGCATTTATTAATGTAGTTAAATCTAGCAACGCAGCTGTGGCAGCAGGTACATATACTTTAGCAGGTGGTTCTGAACTTGGTTCTATCCCCGCCGCTAACTGGACAGATGCACTTGACAGTATTTTGTATCTAGGTATTCAAATTTTAGTACCTTGGACTTCAGATGTGACTGTACACGAAAAGTTCAAGTTACATTGCACTGACGCCGCTAATATTAGTGGTTTCAATAGAAACTGTTGGGTAGGTACTTCTGCTAATCAATCTGTTGCACAAGCAAAAGCAGGATGGTCTGCTATCTTGAATGATAGAAATATGGCAGTAGTGTTTCAAGGTATTACCTTTACAAGAGTCATTGATGGCCAAGCTTTAGTAGTTAAACAAGAAGAACCAAAATGGCTTGCATTGATGCTTGCTTGTATGCAAGGTAGTACTGCAATCTCTGAACCATTGACAAACAAGAAACCTAACATTACAGCAACACACAATTCTTCTGTTGCACAACCATTAAAAGTTGCAACAGATGCAATCCGTAGCGGCTTGGTTATCTTGACCAATGCAGGTAATTTAGGACACAAAGTAGAACGCTCTGTTACTTCTTGGTTAAAAGATAACAGCCCAGTCTATTCTGAAGTATCTACCAATGAGTCTTTAAACACCTGTCTTAGAGATTTGAGATTTGCTTTAGAAAGTCAAATCGGCTCTAAGGCTACAGCTTCACAGCTATCTACTGTTAAGTCTATTGCTGAAAAGCGATTGAGTCTACAGAGAGATATCACAATCATCAAGGGTTACAAGAATGTAAAAGCACAAATTAGCGGCGATGTTATCAACATTAGCTTTGATTTGGCACTTACAGAACCCTTAAACTTCATCACAGTCACCGCCCGCTTTGGTCGCTTCTAAGGAGTTTTGAAATGGCTGGACAAAGAACTATTAATGGTGCTAACGCCCTTATCAAAATTGCTGACAAAGTAATTGGGTATGCTACAGGCATCAGTGTTAACGAAGTGTATATGCTTAACCGCATTGACATTCTCGGACAAATGGACTCAATTGATATTGAACCTATTGGTAGAACAGTATCAGGGTCTATTAGCTTTATGCGTATGACTAACAACGCTGCTATAAATAATGGAGACAACGATGCTCTGAGCTTAACAGGTGGTGGTGCAGGTTTTACTGGACTAGCACCAAACACTTCTAGTGATAATTTCAATATTAGAACAAAGAGCGTAGTTGATTTCATGAATGACGGTTTCGACCTTGAGATTGTTGACAGTGGTACAGAAGCAGGGTTAGCTCCTGATAATGTCCAAGGCAAGTCAAGATACAAGATTAAAGGTTGTAGAACCAGTTCTCAAAGCTTCTCACTTTCTCGTGGTTCAATCATGGGTGTGAATGTAACCTTTGAAGCTTTACAACTTATTGAAACAGATGGCGGCGAAGCTATCTAATTAGTTACGCTGCTCAATGAATTAATACATAATTAACTTGAAACTGTAACAAATCCTTGCTACAATATATTATATTACTAATCTCAGTAAGGATGTGATTATGGCAAAGAAGCCCATTCAATTTAATGACGAACAGTCACTGGATTTAAACCAAATTAAAAAGCAGGTTGAGTCCGATATTAAGGCCACTACTCTTGAACCAGTAGATAGATTTGAGTTGACACCAAGAGAAATTAGCTTCTCGATTACATATGATGCTCCAGATGGTAAGGTATATAGTACTGCACTCACATCTGTAATTCTAAATGGTGACGCTAGACTAGCTAAGGCAAGAATAGCTATGCAGTTAACTAGAGGTTTAAATCCTGACGGTTTACCTGCAGAAGAAAAAGCAAGAGTGGAATACCTAAGTAGAGCAGCAGTTCAACTCAAAGACCCACCAAAATGGGTACTGGATAGTTTGAGTGAAGACAATGAACTACTACTCTCAATCACTCAAGTTCTCATGGAGCATGAAGCCAGATTTTTTCGTGGAAACGCAAGAAAGGGTCAAGCAGACGAGGTCGAGAAAAGAGTTTCCATTAGTGTACCCATCTTTGATAAGACTGCCCCTACCGAATAAAGACGACTTGCTTTCACTAGAAAATATTGAACACTCACTACTGTGCATACCAGAAGAAGCTTGGCAAAAGTTGAATACTAATGCTATAGTAGAACAAGAAGATAAC